ATTCCGGCGCCGTGGATCGCCTATGGGGGTATAAAAAAAACCAAACCCCATGAGAAGGATCTTTTTTCGCACCTAGCATGCGAAAGTCCCCCGAACTTTCGGAGCGGGCAATGGGTGTTTCTTTAGATCTGCGCAAGGCGCACGCATGGCATAAATTCGGTGATATTTCGATGATCCTTACCTGGGTCAACGACGAACGCGCCATGGTGTTGATGCCAAACACCCGCCAAAAGTCAGCCTGGTACATCGTTTGTGAGTCTGCCGCATGGAAGTATGACGACACGACATACATGGCAACCCAGTGCAAAAAAGCCTGCGAGGTCCTGGACATTGAGCCCAACACGGCCAACTGGGTACGCGTTGCGACCATCATCAATGAGGCACTTCCTGACCTGATTCGCATGCCATCCAGCCAGCCCGCCGAATTGATGAACAAATCCTTTGGCGCCATGACCATGCGCGAAGGCGGCAAGGTGATTGCCCAAGAGGACATCCGTTTGGAAGTCGAGGGCCAAGAGTATGTTTGATAACGTCGATCCGGTTCGTGGCCGGGCTCCCGGCGATGACTACTTCCGCAGGCAAGACGAAACCATTGCCCAACTCGGTCAGGATGCTGGCCCACAAAACCCCGACGATCTGGACAACGAGGCGAACCGCCAGCTTCATAGCAAGCTCTTGTCCTGGTTCTTCATGGAGCGCGAGAAGCAGTCGCTCAACCGCATGGAAATGGCGATGGATGCTGATTTCTATGACAACCTGCAATGGGACCCACAGGACAGCCAGGATCTGCGCGACCGAGGCCAGATGCCTCTGGTGTACAACGAGGTTGCACCCATGGTGGATTGGCTCATTGGTACCGAGCGCCGGTCCCGTGTGGATTGGAAAGTCCTGCCGCGCGCCGAGGATGACGTAAAGACTGCCGACATCAAGACCAAGGTTTTGAAATACGTCTCTGACGTGAACCGCTCAACGTTCTCCCGCTCCCGCGCTTTTGCTGATGCTGTGAAGGCTGGCATTGGCTGGATTGATAGCGGCGCGCGCGATGATCCGACCAAGGATGTGCTCTACAACAAGTATGAGGACTGGCGCCGGGTGCTCTACGACTCGGCCAGCAATGAGCTCGACTTGAGCGATGCGCGTTTTTTGTTCCGCTGGGCATGGGTTGATGAGGATGTCGCAATCCTGATGTACCCAGACCGAGCCAATCAGATCCGCATGGCCGTGGAAAAGACAAACCACAACCGCGACATTTCGTGGGAAGAAGAGAACTGGCAGAGCCAGAACACGCTCCAGTCACGCGCCCAAGGACAGCTTTATGCATCTGGCACCGGTGTGACCATCAACACCAAGCGGCGCCAGATCAAAATCATTGAAGCGCAGTACCGCATGCCGGTGGTGACCAAGGTAATCAAGTCTGGCCCACTCAAGGGAACGATCTTGCACGATGGTGACACGCCATTGCACAACGCCCTGGGTCAAGTTGGCGGATCTGTAGTGGACCGGCTGATCATGCGTGTGCACCATGCCGTGATGACCGAGGCGGATTTGCTGTGCGTTGAGCCATCGATCTATCGCCACAACCGATTCAGCCTGACGCCCATCTGGTGCTACCGCCGAAGCCGGGACCGCATGCCCTACGGGACCATTCGCCGCGTGCGTGATGTGCAGCAGGATCTGAACAAGCGTGCCAGCAAGGCCTTGTTCATGCTCAACACCAATCAGATCATTGCCGATGAGGGCGCAGTTGATGATTGGGAAATGGCGCGTGACGAGGCGGACCGCCCTGATGGCTTGATCGTCAAAAAGGCGGGCAAGGAGTTCACGATTCGCCGGGATACGGATGCGGCTACCGGCCAACTCCAAATGATGACGATGGATGCGCAAGCCATCCAAAAATCGGCCGGCGTGGCTCAGGAAAACATGGGTAGGCAAACCAATGCCGTCTCCGGCGAGGCCATCAAGGCACGCCAGACCCAAGGATCTGTTGTCACCACCGAGCCATTCGACAACCTGCGCCTGGCTACCCAGATCGACGGCGAGAACCAGCTTTCCCTGTGTGAGCAGTTCTACACCGAGGACAAGGTAATCCGCCTGACTGGCGCCAAGGGTGCTATCGAGTGGGTGAAGGTCAACCAGCCAGAGACGCAGCCAGACGGCTCTGTGCGCTACATCAACGACATCACGACCAGCATGGCCGACTTCGTTGTGTCCGAGCAGGACTATGCGGGCACGCTGCGCCAGGTGATGTTTGAAAGCCTGAACCAGCTTGCCACACGCTTGCCGCCCGAGGTATCGCTGCGCATCATGACCATTGCCATGGAGTTCTCGGACCTGCCCAACAAGGACGAGATTGCCGATGCCCTACGCAAGATGACCGGCGACCGCGACCCAAGCAAGGAAATGAGCCCGGAAGAACAGCAACAGGACCAACAGCAAGCCCAACAGCAGGCCGAGGCCATGCAGATTCAGCGCGAGACGGCAATGAATGCCCTGGCCGAGCAACAAGCCAAGGTGCGCCAGATCAATGCTCAGGCTGCAAAGCTCGAAGCTGAGGCTCAGGCAGCAGGCCAAGGTGGGTTAGATCCGGCGATGCAATCCCAAATTCAGCAGATCCAGAGCCAGGCCGCTGACCAGATTGATGCGCTGACCCAGCAGCTTTCCAAGACGCAAAGCGAACTGACTAACCGCACGCTCCAGATCAACAAGGATGCCGATACCAAGATGGAGTTGGCAAACATTGACCGCGACACAAAACTGCAAGTGGCTGAGATTCAGGCCGCAAGCGACAAGAAACTCGATGTGTTGGTCAAGAGCATTGAAGGCGTTACGCGCCTTGTAGACGAAGCCCGTAAGGCTGCTGATGAGGCTCGCAAAGTGGCCGATGACGCAACCAAGCGCGCCGACAAAATCGAAAAGACACCAGCGCCAGCAGCACCAGCCACGGCGCCAGCGCCTGCACCGGCTCCCGCCGCACCCCAAGTCATCAACCTGACCATTGCAGCGCCTGAGCCCAGTACTAAGACGATCACGCTGGAAAAGGACAAGGCTGGGAATGTGACCGGCGCAAAGGTCAATGAATCAACCAACGGGAAGCCCAAGAAATGACCGACTCAACCATTGACCGACGCGCCGGGGATCGCCGGGCACCAACCACTCAACCTATGCAACAAGAAGCAAGCGGCTGGCACTTAGATAAAAAGGTTCCATTGGGTCTAATTTTTACAATCCTGGTGCAGGCTGGCATGGTCGTCTGGGCCATTGCTGACATCAAGAAGGATGTCGAGGTCTTGAAGGCCAATCAAGCCATGCTTGCACAACAGGATGTGCGCCAGGTAACTGACTTGCGCGATGCACTGTCAGCGATGCGAGAGCAATTTACATCTGTCAACGCAAAGTTGGATCGTTTGATCGAGAGGCAAATAAAGTGAACCGTACGCCTGACGATTGGTACAAGGTGCTGCTGACCTGTGGTGTGACTCAACACATTACACAAGAGTGGGCCATCGTGTTCTCTGACGTGGTTACCGAAACATCATTCAGCCAGGGTGACACGGAGCTTGATGACTTCTTGGGTCAGATCCTGCACGAAAGCGGCCTGCTAACCACGTTCACCGAAAACCTGAACTACAGCGCAGAGCGCCTGTGTGTGGTGTGGCCTGGTCGATTCCCGACGCTGGCCGATGCCAGGCCCTATGCGCATAACCCCGAGGCCTTGGCAAACCGGGTGTATGGCGGGCGCATGGGCAACACTGAACCCGGTGACGGATGGCGCTATCGCGGGCGTGCACCCATTCAACTGACTGGCAAGGACAACTATTCCAAAGTTGGTGACCTGATGGGCCAAGACCTGGTGAACATGCCCGAACTGCTGGAGCAGCCCCGCTTTGCGCTGGAGGCCTGCATCTACTGGTGGGAAGACCGCATTCCCGATTCGATGATTGGTGATGTGACCAAGATCAGCACCCGCGTCAATGGCGCCTTGCTGGGCCTGGCAGATCGGGAGCGCTTGACGCAAGACGCAACGGAGGCTCTGGCATGAAAAAATTTTACGCAACCCTCTTCCTAGTGGTGGTGGTCATCTGGATTTCAGCATTTGCCAACATCGCCAGAGCCCAGACACTCGATCCACTCAAGGACTATCGATATTCGGGCTCAGTCGTTCGCGCAGCAGATGGCACAACGCTGCGCAGTACCAAAGTAATAAATGCATTCAAAAAGCAATGGGCATGCCCAGCAACCAATTTGCATACAGGCGCGTGCGCTGGGTGGGCGATTGACCATATCGTCCCGCTTGATTGCGGAGGCGTTGATGCAGTCTGGAACATGCAGTGGCTCCCAGATCAAATCAAAAGCGCCAAAGGGGCCTTCACAAAAGACCATTTTGAACGCCGTGTTTACGGTGGAAACAAGCTGAGTGCTGGGTGCCCTTAAATGCTGAACCAAGTTAATCCACTCAGCCCAGTGCTAACCGAAATGGAAGCCTTTGCGTTGACTCGGATGCTAGAAAAGCGTGAGCAATACGTAGATCAAGGGCGCGCTGATGCTGCCCATGGACTTGGTACCGGAATATGGATTCTTTGGCAAGCACTTACCCACGGAAAGCAACGCCCAACAGGGTATGGAGAACTCAATGGATTTTGATTGGAAAAAGGTGCTACCGGTCATTGGCGCTGCCGTCACCGGCAACGTGTCAGGCGCTATTCTGGCTGCGGCTTCGGCTCTTAGCGGCGCGCTTGGCACTCCGGTACCGGACACGGCTGAGGGCATCGACACGGCGCTCAAAGCTGCCACGCCTGAGCAGCTGGCCGCGCTCAAGACGATTGATGCGAACCTGAAAATTCGCTTTCGTGAGCTCGACACTGAGGACCGGCGCATTGATGCCGCCAGTGATGCGGCGGTAATAGACGATGTGAAGGATGCGCGCAAGTTCAATGCGGACACGCACGGCATCCTTTACCTAGGCTATGGCATCAACGTCCTGAGCTATGTGTGTGTGGCCCTGATCCTGGTCGGCTGCTTCTCTGTGCTGACCGGCGCAAAGATGGGCGGCGTTGACCCTGGCCTTGCCGCCATGGTGGGCTCTGTGGTGGGCGCTGTCGTTCAGTGGCTCATGTCCAACGCTGCCCAGGCCAATCAATTCTTCTTCGGATCGTCCCCCGGCTCTCGCCAGGTCAGCGCAGACCTCGCCAAAGCCGTAGGCACCGCAACAACCAAACTGAAATAGGAGTATCACCATGGCAATCTCTAACGCAATGGCTACCAGCTTCAAGCTGGAAGTGCCCGATGGCATCCAC